TCGTGAAAGTTAGTAGTTTCCATATCAATAGAATAATACAGTATCTGTTGCCCAATGACCTTTTCAATAAGTTCATCGTTGACTTGCTTTACTAAGTCTCTCTCCTTTTTACCTAAGAACAAGGGAGGAGGTGGAGATGCTGGTCTTTTCCATTCGTCTGACATCTACTGTTATCCCACAAATATTGGCAAGGGGGTTATCTTAAGAACATTGGCAGCTGCGTCAGTAACTTCCTGATCTTGTTTAGCTAGGGCTGGGTACTCGACTTCCTTCAGCAACTCTTTTAGTTTCTCTTTGAGTTCTGATTGCTCTTCTTTCGCTTGTGATAGGAGATCTGAGTGGTTCAGCGTTACGCTTTCGCCAGGAATCGGAATTGTTGTAAACTTGCCGCGAATCTGCCCCAACATCTCCTTGCAGAGCGCTAAGCAATACTTTCTTATCCACTGCATACCCATTGAGTTGATATTTTCGTATGGCAAGTTATCAAATGGTATTGTATTCAAGTTGTTGATGCCATCGACACCGCTGTTGTAGGAGCCTGTAGCGAACGGTTCTAGGTCTACTTGGAACCTAAACCAGATTCTTTCTGCCAATCCGTCGGAGCTATAGTGACTTGGGGTTGGGAATAGTCTCAACTCGTTGTTTGTGAGGTCGTAGGAGTAGTGTGAGGTGCGTGTATAAATCGAATCCTCGTACATAATCGCTTGCATTTTATTTTGCCACGTAGGGACAACCTCGAAGGTAGAATCATCGGCGTACTGACCGTAGGTTGAAGAGTTGCCCACAACTCCGATGCCTCCGTAGTAACCGTAGAAGCGCCACATAGCACGCGGAGACTTAAAGAAAACCTGCGTGATAAGTACACGGCTATCTCCGACTTTGCCTGAGTAATCAACTGCAGTTCCTTCATCATCGACGCCCGAAGTTGATGCACTCTGAATAATCGATTGCAGGTTATAACTTTGCTTATTCTTTACTGGCTTAAACGATGCAGAATATATAGGAGTTGTGCCTCCGAAACCGCCAGCGGTGGCTGCCCCGTCACCAACCCTACGAGAATAGCCCAGAGAAAATCGAGGATACTTTAAGTTCGAACCAGACGGACCTGATGTTAGGTCTCCTTTATGATCGAAAGTTCCTGTCGCTTGTCCCAGGATAGAAGATAATACATTCTTTCCCTGGTGTGTGTTGATTATATATGAGTATTCTAGAACAGCTTCTTCGTATGCCGCATAGACGTTTGAGGGTGTCAACTCGATGTCTACTACATCTCCACCCAACTTCTTGTAAACATAAGCAACTTGAGTGGCTGCGCCGCTGATAAATTCATTGGAGCTGCTGTATACCCCAAACGGTAACGATGCTGCTACATTTGCAGTACTCCCCGTAGAGGTTAAGACAATCGCGCTGGTTGTGCTTTTTGGTTCTAAGTTGGTTGGCATGCAAGAGACCTCCTATTGTTTAAGTAGTGATCACATAAACAAAACCCCCAGCGGACTGGGGGCTCTGATTACAAATGATCGATATTTTCAGCCTTTCTTAGAAACTGTTTTTCTTTTTGTCCTCGACTTTCTTGCAGGAATCTTCTTTTCCTCGGCACTTACACTTGGTAGTGGGGCTGCTTCTTCGAGTTCTGGCTTAGCCTCTGCTAGCTCAGGCTCAACAACACTCTCTACGATATGCTCGGCAGGCTTTGCAGTTTCCAAAACAACTGGCTCGACCTCTGCTACTAGTGATTCCATGCTCGACTGCATACGTGCGCGGTGCTGCATACGTTTCCAACTTTTACCCATAATGATCTCCTTTGATTCTTTTGATAATATTTATTAATAAATTGTTTAGGTTATGGCACTATGCTAATACTGATGCATCATTGATTATGCCATCGATATACCAATTGGTGCCATCGCTCCAAAACTCTAACCTATCTCCGATGGCTTTATTAGAGCCGAGTGTGATGCTTTTCTTGTCGACGACCGCAACGCGGACGATTGTTGTCGCATTAGTGTTGTGTCGATAGTTTCCTTGTAGGATCGTTGCTTCGCTATCCGTCTGAATTTTATGCAACTGGGCTGTGGCTGCGTATATTTCGAAATGTAGCCCCACGTCTGGTGCCGGCAAGGTTATTGTGCAGATTCCACCTGCATTAGCCATAAGAACTAGCGCTCCGGAATCCGTTGCTGATAATACTTTGGTTGCGCCGGTTACTGAAATAACGTTCATTCTGCGTGGGACTTCTTCAGTAATCCCCATTAGCTTCTTAAGCCTTTGTCTGTTTGGTGTAACTGCCATTTTAAGAGTCTCCTATTTGTATGTGTCTCTCGTACAAAACTAAATAGTTTGTTAAAAGACAAAAGCCCCCCTTGACAATTGTCAAGGGAGGCTTTTGGGTTTAGACGACTTAAGTACTAAGCGCCGGACTCACCAAGAAGTCCTCGGACAACCACTAGACCATACATATCAGGACGAACCATCTGCTTGGCATAGCGAGTCATCACGCCCTTGCGGGGCACGAAGTCCTCTGGACCGAAGATGGTAGGTGTTGTCTGTAGTGGGACATAAGGGGCGTATACGTATCCGCTCTCTAGGAAAGAGGAGCCGCGACGACCAACGAGAACCACGTTACGTAGGAAGTAGGGGTCAACAATGACATCAAACTTCTTGCTCAAAGAGCCTACAGCAACAGCACCGATGGAACCAGTCTCAGAGTCAGCTGTGACGCTGGCACGGAATCCGGAGGTGAACTCAAGGATGTTTGCAACTTCAGGTCCTACGACGACGAAGTTAGCACCACCACGAAGAGTCTTACGGTGAATGGCAGCAGAGACATCATTAATTGTCTCAGCTAGAGTCTCATACCACTCGGACACAGTACCGGTGAAATCAGGAGCCTTAGCGCTAGCACCAACCTCGTTACCGTTGACATCTAGGAAGAGACCAGGGGCACGGGACCAGTAGCGGGTAGCTGCGGTTGCGCCGTTAACGAGGTCGGCAAGGATCTCGCGGTCAATCTCTAGAGCAATCTGCTCGGAGAGGATGCTGGTAAGCTCAACCTCTGCATCCATGTTGTGGTATGCGTTGAGGTCCTGACCAAGCTCTGGACTCCACTTAGCCTTGAGCTTCTTGGTCTGAGCGGTGACAGCGATGGAATCCACCTTAATGTCAATCTCAGGAATCTCAGAAGAACCCTCTAGTCCCCAAGTGGTGGTACCAACGACAGAGCCGAGAGCGCCGCCACCAGTTAGACCATCAACCTGTGGGTAGGAGGCGCTGAGGTTACCGACAGTAGTAAAGGCACCATCGGGAATGTTGATGCCTGTCGCACCTGAAAGGGCGGAGAAATACAGAGCCAAGTTACCAGAGGAATCCTCGCGCTGTAGGCGACGAACCTGCTGCAGAGTAGTGGCATTTAGACCAGAACCAGTGATTGCGACGACTGCGGCTGCTAGAGCCTGTACTGCGGCAAAGTTGTCCTTGTCTAGATCGCTAGGAACGTCTGCAGATGCAACAATAACCTCTAGAACCTTGTGGGTAGCACCAGCGCCAGTAGCTAATGCTAGAAGGTCTGGATCCCACTGGATCTTCTTAAGGTTAGCATTTGTCATATCCGCTCCAGCGGTACCAGACAGATCGATAACAGTCGCGGTTAGGTTGCCAGTAGCAGCGACAAAGGAGCCACTTGGGGAACCATATGCGTAACCACGAGCAGAGGTGCGAGGACCAGAAAGGTCGCCACCAGAAGAACCAACGATGTTAACACCGCCAGTGACCTGGGAACCAACACGGTCTGTACCGTAGATGGAAGAACCAGTGGTGTTACCCATTCTGCTAGCATCTGCTGTGCCAGTACCGATATCTCCCGAGAATGTGAAATCAAGGAAGAAGATGAGACCCGATGGGAGGCTCATTGGCTGAACGGAAACGAGATCGTTTGCGATCAACCCTGCGAAGACACGACGTACAATCGGGAATGCGACGGCTGCGAAGCCCTCAACATCACCAGCCTGCATTGTTGTGCTCTCACGAAGAAGCTCTTTAGCTTGGTTCTCTAGGAGACGTGCCATTGAGTTCTTCTTACGATCATTTTCAAGTCCTTCTAGTAGACCTGTGCGCTCCCACTTTGCTAACAAAGCGTGACCTTCAGCGCGCATATCACGGTTAACGACACCTTCGCTTAACCTTTCAATTATACCAGCCATTTTAAATACCTCCTGTTAATTATTGTATTTGTATTATTTAATACCAGCTAGTCTCTTCATTCTCTCAGAAAGAGGGTCAGAGATTGTGCTCTCTTGACGAGAAGCACGAATAAAAGATGATCGCTTATTGCTGATTGCTTCGCTCAATGATTTTGGGCTTCGCTTGGGCTTAGCCTCCACTGTGCTTTGAAGGGTTTCGTAAATAACCTTTGCATCTGATACTGAACCAGCGTTAGAAATAGTTTCGGCAATCTTTTGTTTTTGCCGCTCATTTAAGGAGGGATCTCTAAGTACACGGTTCGTGTAAAGCAAGCGGGCGTTAGAAAGGTTTATATCATATAAACTTTCCTTAAGTTCGCCAATTGCATGCTCATATTTAAAAAGTTTCTCACTGAGTTGGCTATTTTCAAAAACCAACTCTTCTTGAGCTTTCTTTAAAGTTTTTAATTCATCCTGAACATCGGTGGAGCGCCGATGGGCTAGCTCCTTCTCGATTTCATATGTGATAGATTCGGAAGAGCGTCCTGCCCAACCAGATAGGTCTGCGCCCATATCGACGGTAAGCTTCTCGACAATTGCATCAACAAGAGAGTCTGTGACTTCTTCGAGTCCTGCGTTTTTCATAGCAATCGAGTCGGCTGTTTCGGAGGCTGCTTCACCGCCGGCGGGATCTCCCTTTTCATCGTCAACTCCCGCAGTATAATCCACGTCGGCTTCCGGGTCTGGTAGTCCAGAGTCTTCTTCGTCGAGAAGAGCCTCTAGGATATCCTCAGTAACCTCTATTTCTTCGTCTTTGCGTAGAGCAGCGAAGT